GCGCAGCTTCGGCAGCATGGGTATCCATAGACGCGATAGTTCCGCGGGGAATGGTGCTCATGATCAATACCGCATGAGCGACGTTCGGAACGGGATGTTCGGCGGCAAACAGGGCTCGTCCGGTCACTTTGAGGCGACCGTCGACGCGGTCTAACGGAGGGCCAATCAGATTTTCCATAATATCCTCGTTACGCGCGGGCCGCGGCAGTTTCCAGCGCGCGTACTACGGTTCGTTTTGCTAACTCGACTTTGAAAGCATTGTGCCGGTAAGTGTGCGCGCCTTGCACAAGAGCTTCGGCAAACGCTTCGTAAGACTTGACGCCAGGAGCCTTCCCGGCCAGGAGTTGCTCCGCGGCAGGAACGCGCCATGGCTTGTGGGCAACGCCGCCCAAAGCGACGCGGGCGGACTTAATAACACCGCTGTCGAGATCCAACAATACTGCGGCTGAGACGAGTGCGAATGCGTAAGAGTTACGATCGCGAACTTTCAGATAGTGGCAGGTGCGGGCGGCAGTGAGCGGCGGAAGGTCGATGGAGGTGATCAGTTCGCCGTGCTTAAGGTTGGTATCGAGTTCAGGAGTAGCTCCGGGAAGGCGATGAAACTCAAGAATTGGGATCTGGCGGACGCCGTTGCGGCCCTGTACTTGAACGATGGCGCCCAAAGCGGCTAGGGCAACAGCCATGTCGCTCGGATGAGTGGCGATGCACTGGTCGCTAGCCCCGAGAATCGCATGGATGCGGTTATAGCCGTCAAGCGCCGCGCAGCCTGAGTGAGGTACGCGCTTGTTGCACTGGGTAAAAGCTACGTCGTAGAAATAATAGCAGCGGGTCCGCTGCAGGAGGTTGCCGCCGGCCGTGGCGAGATTGCGAAGTTGAGGCGACGCCCCGGCCACGAGAGCTTCCGAGAGCAGCGGATAGTGTTCGCGGACCAACGGATGGTCTGCCATGTCGCTATTGCGCGCAAGCGCCCCAATGCGAAGCGTGCCGTCCGGAAGTTGCTCAATCTTGTTCATGCTGAGCCGGCCGATATCGACTAATTGGGCCGGCTGTTCGACCTGGTACTTCATCAGGTCGACAAGGTTAGTGCCGCCACCGACGAACTTTGCCGCAGGGTTGGACGTAACAGCGGCGACGGCGGCCTCGGCGTCCAGCGGGCGCGTGTAAACGAAAGGCTTCATGCGCGGCCTCCAGACCCGTAAACGGCGCGGACAGCGGCGACAATATTGGGATAAGCGCCGCAGCGGCAGATATTACCACTCATGCGCTCTCGAATTTCGTCATCGGTGAGATCGACGGGACCTGGCTTCGACACGTTGGGAGTTACGGCGCTGACGGAACCCGAGGCGGCTTCAGAAAGAAGACCGACGGCGGAGCAAATTTGCCCGGGAGTGCAATAACCGCATTGAAAGCCATCGTGCTCAATGAACGCGGCCTGCATCGGATGGAGTTGTTCGCCGGCAGCGACGCCTTCGATGGTGGTGATCTGATCGCCATCATCATGCATGACGGCAAAGCGGAGGCAGGAGTTTACACGACGACCGTTTACAAGGACAGTGCAAGCGCCGCATTGTCCGTGGTCGCAGCCCTTCTTCGTGCCGGTCATGCCTAGTCGCTCGCGTAAGACATCCAGCAACGTAACACGGGAATCCAGGTCCAGCGTGTGGGACTGTCCGTTGATGTTTAACGCAACGCTTAAGGGAGGAGTCGTATCAGCGGGTTGCGCCGATGCCTCTCGGGCTGAGAGGACGGCCGTCCCAGCGATTGTAGTTCCTACAAAAACTCTGCGGGTCAGTGCTTCTTTCATTTTTCGTCAATCGGCCTGTGAAAATTTATGAGCAGGAAGGTTGCCGTTGTGAAGCAAGTGCCAAACGTCGATTCGGAACGTGGCATGCAGACAGATGCAATCAAGGAGATGGACGATGTCAAACGAAAGCCACGAAAAAGAGGGATTGTTGAAGGCCGCAGCAATCGTGCTGGGCGCCACAGCGGGTCGAATCGCTTCGGCCGGCAAAGTGGGGTTGGCGAAGACCGGCCTCGTGAAGGAAGCAGGGCGAGGCGGCGCGGGCGCGGTTGCGCGTCAGAAGAAATCACGGTTGCCGAGGAAGCTGAAGAAAGCGAATAAGAAGATGGCGGGATTAACTCACAAGTAGTCCGGGCGGCTTGCGCTATTCGCATTGCGAAGAGCGTCCGTTTTTCAGGACCGTTTGGATTTATTGCGGCTCGAGGGCGCTCACTGCGCTCGCAAATTTTCATGATCACCTGCTGTTCCTGCCTCTATTTGTAATGGAATGAGATACATGCGATTCGATTCGCACGGACGCTCACTTCCTTGTTGCTACGTTCGTTGGTGAGAAGGGCCGACCGGCTCGACGGAAACAAATTCCAAGACATTTGTTAATCAGCAAGGCTTTCTTAGGAGGTCGGATTGGCGAGAAGAGCCTTTGTGCCGGATTCCGAAGAAGACAAAGGGATCAGGAAAGGCGCTGTTCCCGGCAATGACGGAAGCAATACTCCGGAGAGTAAAGACGGGCAAGCGACGTTAATCGCTGTCCTGGACTGCATTGTCACGCAATTTGTGAAACGCTCGCTGGCGGACGTGGATACGGCGCAACCGTCGATTTCCGATCTTGTCAGGATCGTGCAGTTGCGGAGGGATCTGCTGCCGGAGCAGCCGATCAGGGAGATCGAAGTGAAATGGGTAGAGTCCTCCGAGACGGGTTATTAGAAGTCCAGATCGAGTACAGACCACTTCCTTCCCAGATTCGATTTCGAGACGCAAAAGCTCGCTTCAAGGGATTTTCGGGCCCGATCGGGTCGGGGAAGAGCCAAGCGCTTGTTCAAGAGGCGATTCGCTGCAGCTATCGAAATCCTGGACGCTGGGGTCTACTGGGAGCGCCGACTTATCAGATGCTGCGAGATGCGACGCAGAAGGCGCTGTTTGAAGTGCTGGAGAAGGAACGTGTTCCGTTCGTTCATAACAAGTCCGAAAATACCCTGAAATTCGGCGATACGGGTTCGAAGATACTCTTTCGCTCGATGGACGAGTATGACCGTCTGCGCGGGACCAATCTTGCATGGTTCGGATTGGACGAACTTACTTACACGCAGCAAGAAGCGTGGTTGACTTTAGAAGGAAGGCTCAGAGATCCGCTAGCGCGCGAACTGCGGGGCTTCGCGGTTTGGACTCCAAAAGGGTTCGATTGGGTCTATCGGAAGTTCATCCAGGATGAGACCGGGAACTACGATGTGACTCGCGCAACACCCTATGAGAACAGACACTTGTTAGACGCCGTTCCTGACTTTTACGAGCGGCTGAAGAAGAGCTACGACCAACAGTTCTTCGAGCAGGAAGCACTGGGTTCGTACTTGAGCATGAACGGCGGCTTAGTTTATAAGTGCTTCTCGCGATTTGAAAATGTGACGGCGCTAAAGCTAGTCCCGCACCTTCCTCTGTTCTGGGCGCTGGACTTCAATGTGGACCCAATGAGTTCCGTAGTGGTTCAGGTGGTCGACAACACAGTATACGTTGTGGATGAGATCGTAATCTCCCGTGCAACTACGGCGATGGCTTGCGAGGAGTTCTGCAACCGGTACATGAGGCACGCGGGCGGGATAAGGATCTATGGGGATGCATCGGGAAATAACGGACATACGACGGGGTCGTCCGATTATAAGATCATCCGGGAGTTCTTCTTGAGACGGACAGGAGCGATACCGGAGCAGCGCGTGCCGAAATCGAACCCGGGAGTACGCGATCGTATTTCGCTAGTAAACACGCTACTGCGTAACGCAGACGGAGAGACGCGCCTTCTGATAGATCCGAAATGCAGGGAGCTGATCAAGGACTTCGAAGAACTGGCGTTCAAGGAGGGCACGATGATCCCGGACAAAGATAAGGATGCCGCGCGCTCGCACGTGTCGGATGCTCTGGGATACGTGCTGTGGCAGGAATTCCGATCAAGCGGAACCGGCGAGCGGCCGGGGCGGATTCTTTGATGACCGAAACCCCCAGCCGCGGAAACCGGTTTATCACTCGCGAGCATCCGGAATACGTTGTGAACCGGCAGAACCGGCTCATGTATAAAGACCTATACCTGGGCGGGGAGCGCTTCAAGAATAACGCGTCTAACTATCTTATCCGAAGGCATAAGGAGCCGAATGATATTTACTTCGAGCGACTGAATCGGGTCTTTTATGAGAATTATATTGGTTCGATTATCGACTGGTATACGGCGACTTTGTTCCGACGGGAACCCGTTATCCAGTTTTTTGGCAACAACGATACCGGGAAGACGTTCTTCAACTCGTTCGTACAGGACTGCGACCGGCGCGGGACCGCGCTCGCGGACTTCTACAAGAAGCAGATTACCGAGGCGCTTGTTTACGGGAAGTCGTATGTTGCGATCGACTTCCCGAGGGCGAATGGACCTGCGTTCAGCAGGGCCCAAGAGGATGCTGCCGGGCTCTCGCGGGCGTACCTGGTGGATTACACGGCTGACGATGTAATTAATTGGTCTTACGACCAACACGGCGTGCTGGAGTGGATTGTTATCCGGACATCCGGCCTGAAGCAGAAGAGCGTGCAGGACGAGCATTGGCGCCACGAGACGCGGTGGTTGTATTACGACAGAGAGGCCTTCACGCTGTATGCGACAGAAAGCGACTCCGCGGGCGCGCATGGAAATCCCGAAGTGATCGCGAGCGGTCCGCATGCGTTGACGGCGCAGGGGCGCGTTCCCGTGTTCGAGTTGGGAGTAAATCACGGGCTCTGGCTGATGAATAAGGCGTCGCTCATCCAACTGGAACACTTCGACAAATCGAACGGGTTGGGTTGGGCGCTTTCGATGGGACTGTTTGCGACACCGGTGGTTTACTCTGACCGGGAGTTTACGCAGATTGTGGGTGAATCCTATTTCATCCAGCTTGGCCCACAAGACCGATTCGGGTGGACAGAGCCGACCGGCAATGTTTACCAAGTGGCGGCGGATAATCTGGATCGGCTGCAGAACGAAATTTACCGAGTCTGCTACATGAACAGCCAATTTACCGGAAAAGTGGGAGGCGGAACACAGAGCGGACTTAGTAAAGCGTGGGACTTCACTGTAACGGAGGAGATTCTGCGGGCTTACGGGGATGTGGTCAAAGCATCGATGTGCGGCGTGCTTAACGCAATTTCTGCCGCCCGGCAGGACGAGCTTCAGATCGGTGTATCGGGAATGGACGAGTTCGACATCCAGGACCTCAGCGGAGAACTACAGGATGCGCAAAGCCTGATGGCGCTCAAGGTACCTTCCGCAACAGTAACGCAACAACTCTACAAGCGAGTTGCCCTCAAATTCTTCAGCGATTCCCGGCAGGATATTAAAACGAAGATCGCCGAAGAGATCGACCAGGCGCCAGCCGATCAGCAACAGTAAGAAGTCGAGGAGAGAAGCATGGAAGATCCGAAAGCAACACCGGAACTGGATGTACAGAGTCTTGTCCAAAAAGCGATATCCGAATACGTGAGGCAAGATTCGACCCGCCGGGAGCCCGCACTAAAAGCTGAGCTTCAGGAAGAACGGCGGAAAAGGGAGGGTTTGGAGAAGCGCCTGAATCAGATGGCGGAGGAGAACCGAAAAAGTCGGGAGGTGGCCGAGCAAGCGGAGCGCAGCTCCAAAATCAAGAGCGAGTTGCAGGCGCTTGGCGTAACAAAAGTAGATCTCGCATATAAGGCGATTGAAGACGGCATTCAGCGGACCGACGACGGGCGCTTGGTCGGGCGAAACGAGAACGGCGAGATCGGTCTGCGGGAATACCTGGGGAACTTCGTCCACGAAAATCCCGAGTTTCTGCCGGCGCGAATACCGGGCGGTACGGGATTCGTAGGGCCATCGCGCGGCAGCCAAAGCCGTGCGGCGATCGACATCGAGTTCATTTCTCCGACGATGAGCAGTGAGGACAAAGAGCGGGTGCGGCAGGAGATACTCCGCGTCACGTCGCAAGGATCCCGCCTGACTTAAGAAGAGTCTGAGTTTCGGAACTCTGCGGGAAGGTAAGTACGAGGACCAAGGGTGAATACAACTTGCGGGTGCAGTAACAAACAAGGAGAAACATGGCAGCAATTACCTCAGCAAACGTAGCAAGCGCGATTGTGAAGCTTGTGGCGGCCGACGCGTTACCGGCCCTCGTAGGAAATTTGATCATGGGAAACCTGGTCAACCGGGATTATGAGCCGGTCCTGGCGCAAGCCGGCGACACGGTGAATATCCCGATACCGCCGACTCTGATCGCGAACAATATCGCGGAAGGTGGCACGGTACAAACGCAGAATCCGAACCTGGGAAATGCGCAGATTGTGTTGAACACTCACGTAGAGGCCACTTTCCAGATTCCAGATGTGACTCGTGTTCTGGCAGTGCCGGACCTGCTCAAGGTATACATGCAGCCGGCCGTAATCGCGATCGCGGAACGCATTGAGACTGATCTGCTGAACACCTACGCTCAATTTACTTCAAACACGCCGGTAGGCACAGCGGGCGTGGCAATCACGGAAGCCGTGGTGGACGCGGCAGAAACCGCGCTGTTCACCGCGCAAATCCCGGCGAGTGAGCCGAAGTATCTGGTGGTAGACCCGAACACTTACTCGCAAATGCGTCAGATTTCGCGATTCAGCGAGTTTCAGACCGTTGGCGAGGCGGGCTTGCGGGCGTTGATCGAAGGCACTTTCGGAAAGCTGAAGGATTTCTTTGTTTTCCGGTCGCAGTTCATTGCAAAGACCGGCAGCTCGCCTTTGAATACTCACAATCTGGCATTCTCGAAAAACGCTCTGGGTCTGGTGATCCGTCGCCTGCCGCAGCCGCTTCCGGGGACAGGCGCGATTGCCGAGTACGCGGAGCTGGGCAACTTCGGTATGAGGGTGACGATGAGTTATCAGCCGAATACTCTCGCTCAACAGTTCACGGTCGACGTCCTTTACGGCGTGGCGGCGCTGCGTAATGCCTTCGCAGTTCAAGTAAACACCTAGTTGGGTTTGTCTCGGCCGGGGTGTCGTATCGGCGGCACCCCGGCGGATCGGAGTTGGGAAGGAGCGCAGGAATGGATCTTAAGGCTTACTACAAGAAAATCCGGGAAGTTGAAAACACGATCATACCTCCTTTCGTGGTTATCATCGGGTTGGATACTCCGGAAGGCGGCAAAGCCGGAACGAGCACCGAAGTAACCCGGTTTGTTGCCGCGAAGCTCATATCAGAAGGAAGAGCAAGAGTGGCATCCGCGGATGAGACGCATCTGTTCTATTCGGTCAATGCAGAGGCGCGGCAGGAGGCGGAAGCGAAGGCTGCTGCCCAGCGCATGCAAGTGACAATCGTGGGACATACGGAGTTGAAAGCCCGTCCGGGCAAAGGCTCCAGGGAGTAGAAGGCGGAGGCTATGGCGCTTTTCTTGCTAAACGTCGCTACAACAGAGGGCATCGACGTTGGATCTAAACTACAGTCCGCATTTAATGAGCTAGGGATCGAACTGCTGGCAATTTTCGGACGCGAGGCTTCCATTTATGCTCCGGTGCTCGGGGAAGCTCCGTTGGATACGAATCACCTCTCGGTAACACCCGCCCTGCAATTATGGCACGTGTTCAAAAGCCTGGAACTCGTGTACCGGGACGCGTACTTTAACCAGTTGAATGATCGTTACAAAGCAAAGTGGGCGGAATTCCAGAAGATCGCGGACTGGAACAAGAGTAAATTCATCGATACGGGCGCCGGCCTGGTGATTGACCCACTTCCTCTGCCAGCGGCTCCGGTTCTGAACTACCAGCCCTCCACGCTGAGTGGCGGTACCGTTTACCTCGCGATTACCTTTGTCAATGCAGAGGGCGAGGAGAGTTCACCGACGCCGCCTACGGAGAGCGTGATTCCCGACCAGCAGCAACTGCTGGTGAACGCGACCAGTTGGCCGACGAACGCCGTCAACTGGAATGTTTACGCGGGAATCTCACCGGTGGCGCTTTACCTACAGAATACGACCGCGTTGGTTCTGGGCGAGGCTTGGGCCTGCACTCTGCCCCTGTCTCAGGACGGCCAATTGGTAGGAACCGGGCAGATCCCGAACGTGACCAGAGATCTCCCACGGCGAATCATGCGCGGCTGATATGTCAAATATCGCAACTGCGGCCAGCAATAGTATTCTCGATCTTCTTACGGCGTCGGCCGGCACCGACTTTGCCTTGAATGCAATATCGCAAACCTTGCCGGGTGTTCCGCCGATTGTGATCGGTTCCGTACTGACGGGGAACGCGTCACCGGAGTTGTTTGAGAAGAGCATCCCGGTCAAGTACCCGACCGTGAATATTTTTTCCGAAAAGCTGAGCAACACGCTTAAAGAGAAGTTCCGAGTCTTCTCCGGAACGGTGTCTGTGGTGGTGGAGATCCGTCACTCGCAAGATAGGATCCAGCAGATTCAAGCGACGCTGGAGAACTATGTCAGTGCCGCGTGCCAAATCTTCGACGATTCCCGTGGAGATTTAGGAAATGGCCTATTTTACGCGGGCGGCTACCAGGTGACTTTGGGGCCGGTGAAGGCGGGCGGACTGAACTTCCTTCAGGTTGCGAGGGTCGTGCTCGACCTGGATGTGAGCGTTTAGAAAAGAGCGTCGAGAAAGGAACGGGCAAGGTTAGATCAGCATGGCTTATATCTCTTCCAATAACAACCGGTGGTATTGCCAGATCGAGAACTCGTACGGGCAGGTACCGACTATTACGGCCGAAAATCGTTTTCCGGCCGTGCAAATGTCGGTACAGCAAAAAGTAGTCACGCCTAAGCG